CCGCTGGCTCAACTACATCGGCCACCGCCTCATCAAGGTTGTGGAGCTCGAGATTGGTGGCCAGCGCATCGACCGCCAGTACGGTGACTGGATGCAGATTTGGACCCAGCTCTCCCAGGATGCGGGCACCATCTCTGCGCTCGACGACATGGTCGGCAACACCCACGACCTCGTCCTCATGAAGGACCGCAAGGGCTATGCGCTTGATGCCTCTTGCGCTGGTGCGGAGCTCACCAACTCCTGCGCTCCCCGTGGCGGCACCCCGGCGAAGACCCTCTACATCCCCCTCCAGTTCTGGTTCTGCCGCAACCCCGGCCTCGCCATCCCCCTCATCGCCCTCCAGTACCACGAGGTTCGCATCAACGTCGAGTTCGAGCAGTGGATTAACTGCTGCTACTACGAGCTTGCGTCGGGCCAGACTGCGCCTGCGACGGCCATCCAGTCCCTCACGGCTGCCTCCCTCTACATCGACTACATCTACCTCGACACCGAGGAGCGCCGCCGCTTTGCCCAGCAGACCCACGAGTACCTCATCGAGCAGCTCCAGTTCACCGGTGCGGAGTCCATCACCTCCTCCTCGAACAAGATTCAGCTGAACTTCAACCACCCTGTCAAGGAGCTCGTGTGGGTTGTCCAGCGTGACTCGTTCGTCGACTGCACCCCCAACCAGAACTTCATCTCGGAGGTCAACGGCTGCCAGCCCTTCAACTACACGGACGACTTCACCACGGAGGGTATCGTCATGGACGTCCTCGCCCGCGGCTCCCTCGGTGGCGGTGCGTCTACCCTCGCGGTTCCTACCACCTCGGGTGACGGTCCTTCTGGCCCTTACCTCCCCGGTATCGGTATCGCTGTCGGTCCTTCCCTCGCCGGTGCGTCTTGGCTTGACTCCCTCTCCGATGCGGGTGACGAGGTCTTCGCGGACACCACCAACTACCTCCTCGCCAAGGTCATCCTCGACTCCGGTGTCAAGTGCTCTGGCAAGAACCCCGTGGAGGTCGCCAAGCTCCAGCTCAACGGCCAGGACCGTTTCACGGAGCGCGAGGGCCGCTACTTCAGCGTTGTCCAGCCCTACCAGCACCACACTCGCACCCCGACCCCGGGCATCAACGTCTACTCCTTCGCCCTCAAGCCGGAGCAGCACCAGCCCAGCGGCACCTGCAACTTCTCCCGTATCGACAAGGCGACCCTCCAGCTCACGGTGTCCGTCAACACTGTCCGCTCGGGCCGCACCGCGCAGGTTCGCGTCTACGCCGTGAACTACAACGTGCTCCGCGTCATGTCCGGCATGGGTGGCCTCGCCTACTCCAACTAAGCGTGAGGTTTGGAGTAAAGGTCTGAAATTCAAAAGCAAATACAAAAGGGGGGAAACCCCCACAACTGTGTTTGGAAACCCAAAAACAGTTGTAGGGAAAACGCAATGAAAGTTGCATTTGTCACAAATCACATTTCATACGGAGGAACCGACGTGTCTCTGTATGACTATGCGCACTTTAACGAAGTCCTTCTGGGCAATTCCTCAATCGTAATCACGCGCGACCTTCGGGCCACGCATGGGGAAATCTACGATAAGTTTCAGAAACGGTTTCCGGTGTTTTTCATTTCAACGCAAGCAGACATCGACGCGGTTGTCACTCGAGAGAATGCGGATGTCGTCTATGTTCAGAAGTCAGGAGAAGTCGATTGGTACGTGAGCAAGGCTCGGAAGTGCTGTGTCCACGCCGTGTTCGAGACACGGTTTCCGCACGGAGATGTATACGCTGCAATTAGTTCGTCCTTGAACACGCTGTACCACACAAATGTTCCGGTTGTTCCGTACATGGTCTATGTGGAGGAAACGACCGAGACCTTTCGCGAAGAGCTTGGAATTCCGGAGGATGCGATTGTCGTTGGCCGTCACGGTTCCTATGATTCATTTGACATCGAATTCGTGCATTCCGCAATCCCTATGCTGCTTGAAAGATATCCGAATATGTATTGTGTGACGATGAACACCAAGCCATTTGCAGAGCACCCTCGGCTTCTGTACCTTCCTCGAACGACCGACCTGCGAGTTAAGCGGAAGTTCGTGAATACGTGTGACGTTATGCTCCACGCACGAACTCGTGGCGAAACGTTTGGACTTGCGTGCGGAGAATTCGCTCTCGCATGCAAGCCAATTGTAACATACAGTCTTTCTCCGGAGCGAGCCCATATAGACATACTGGGAGACAAGTGTTCGCTGTATTCGAATCTCGAAGAGCTTATGCGAGTCTTCGAAACGGCCGAGTGGAGAAAGGACATGACAAACAATGGATATATGCAGTATACTCCATCTGCTGTAATGAAACAGTTCCAGGCCGTTTTCCTAGCCCCTCCTCCCCCTCGAGCAAAGCATCTGTCTTTCCTGCGTCTACGGCGTTAGATAGGCGCGTGGGCTGGTTTGAAAGGGTTTGGACTCCGGGACATACAGTGGGTCCGTCCATTTGTCAAGAACGCACAGTGGAAGCTTGGAATAGAGAGTTGGAAGAGTATCCCGAAGAACCACCGGAATCGCTCCAAAGAATAGACTCTCGTACACTCGATGGGTGTCGATACCCGTTCCTACCGGAGACAGAACGAACTTTGACCTGCAGAGGTCAGTATAATAGTCCGGAACGCTTAGGTTTTCGCGAACAGTGGCATCGGGAAATGCCTCCAAGCACGCTTGACGCTTTTCAGGATTCGTGGAAATCGTGAAGTTTGCGTAGACTTCGATATCGCGCGGGACGTCGGGTCGAACGAACGACGCCAGCAATGGCAACTGCCTGTCCACAAACCCAAGTGGAATGGTTGTGAGCGTCGGATGCTCGACCACGGTATTGATTGCGTAGATGTGAAGCGCATGCGGCAACAACCGCCTGAGCTTTGCCTCATCAAACGATGTATCCGTATTGTGAATGACAAAGACGAAGCGCTTAGGCTGCACGCGAATCGGACCAATCGGTCGAGCCTGCTGAAGGGATGCTATCAGCATCTCGAAATAATCTCCATTTACGAACACCCAGTCTCCGTTTGAGGCTGTCTTTGGCTGAAACGAAGCGCGGTCCGGGTACCGTACGTCAACAACCCACTTGCAGACATCCGCGAACGCTTTTCCTGATATCATTGTGTTCTACCTCGAGGTTAGTTGTAAATACCGCATCGGATAATCGGTGCAAATGCCGTAGCAATTCAGCGAAAACACCCCACTCTTTTCTGGCATCACCTGAATCGCCTGAGGATGGCAAGGGCTGTTGATGTTCCCCCAGATGTGACCGCGGCTCGTCAGGGTGTAGATGTCCTTGTTGTGGTAGAAGCAGTTGAAGCGAGACCGAAGTGCCACAAGAGAGTCCAAGTGCTTGCAGTGAATCCAGAGGTGTTCGGAAAAGAACTCGAGAAACTCGAACTCGATTGCTGTCTCGGGGTAGTCGTGACCAAGGTAGTACGTCCCATTGACAAGCCAGACGTCAATCTCGCAATCAAACCCCTTTCGAATCGCCGCGCGGATGGTGTCCGGCTTGTTTTCGGTTGCAGGGTTTGGACCGTTCAGGTTGCCGCGATGCGCGATAATTCTCATGGTTTATTCATCCACAACTAACAATGCCTAAACTTGTCATTTTTGATTTGGATGGGGTTCTCCTCGATTCTTGCGACATTCACTTCAATACGCTGAATGCGGCGCTGATGGAGTATACCGGGACCATGATTTCGCGTGCAGACCATGAAACTCTCTACAATGGTCTGAGCACTCGCTCGAAACTGAGCCGGCTTGGACTTGCGCCTGCACTGCAAGACGCGGTCTTCGCCCTGAAGCAGCGTCTTACGGTTGAGGCGATGAAGACCGTCCAGTCCCGCCCGGACCTGCAGGCTGTCCTGACATCGCTTCGCGAGCGAGGGATTTCGCTCTGGTGCGCATCGAACTGCATTCGCGCCACGGTGGAATCTGTACTCACGAATCAAGGGATTCGCGGTCTGTTTGACGGTGTCCTTTCGAACGAAGATGTCGCAACCCCGAAGCCTGCCCCAGACATGTACCTTCGCTGCATGGAGGTTGCGGGTGTTCCGCCTTCCGACACACTTATCTTCGAGGACTCGTATACAGGACTGCGTGCTGCGGTTGCCTCGGGAGCACGTGTCTGGAGGGTCCCGCATCCGTCTGCCCTGACAGCCGAGTTCGTCGAGGAGGCGGTTGCGTCTTCAGGGTCGAACCTCATGCAGTCTGTGAACGTTGTCATTCCGATGGCCGGAAACGGCAGTCGCTTTGCGACAGCGGGGTACAAGGACCCGAAGCCGTTTATTCCCGTGTTTGGGTCTCCTATGATTTCTTGGGTTGTTCGCAATGTCGGTCTCTCTGCTTCGTATACGTTCATCATTCGCAAGGAGTTCGAAGAGACGTACTCGGCAACGGAGTATCTTCAGCGCATCTCCCCCGGATGCCGTGTCATTGCGATTGATGCAGTCACAGAAGGCGCTGCCTGCACCGTGCTCAAGGCGAAAGACGTCGTTGATGCAGACGCCCCCCTCCTCATCATCAACAGCGACCAGTATATCGAGTTTCTTGAGGGACACACTGCCTTGGGGGCGATGCTCGACTTCTTGTACAATCCCGCAAAGGCTCATCTCTCGGGTCTCATTTCGACGTTCGATGGACATCGAAACCCCAAGTGGTCGTATGCCAAGACGGATGCCAGTGGAATCGTGACCGAGGTTCGCGAGAAGGACCCCTTTTCAGACCATGCCACCACGGGTCTCTATGTGTGGCGTCGTGGGTCAGACTTTGTTCGCTATGCCGAGCAGATGATTGCGAAGAACATCCGTGTGAACAACGAGTTCTACGTCGTTCCCGTCTTCAACGAGGCGATTGCAGATGGACACTTGTTTGGTATCTTTCCGTGCAAGCGCATGTGGGGAATCGGGGTTCCAGAAGACCTTGACTATTTCTTGGCTCACTATCAAGATGCCTCTAACACTCGCAATCTGCTATAGTGGAGAGGCCCGAGACATTGCGAAGACGTTTGAGAATCATCGCACTCGCCTGTTTCGAGACCATGAGGTGCACATCTACATGCACACCTGGAAAGACGCCGGTCAGACAACACCGTATGAGCTTGGGGTCGACAACTCCTGGAAGGCGTATCCGAATGTTCCAAACGTCGACTACATTCAGATTCTGAAGCCGCGTCGGTATCGTCTTGACAAGCGCTCAATGGCGCCGCAAACATGGAAAGACCGCCAGGTGTCCATGTATACGGGTATCTCTCGCTCCTTTGATTTGGTGGACCCGTCTGTCCACTACGATTACATCATTCGGATTCGTCCTGATGTCTGGTTCTTTGAGGATGTCATTCTTCCGATGCGCGTGGCAGACCCAAACACCGTACTGTTGATTGCCAATCATCCTTACATTGAGGGATTCAACTGGGACGTTCCTCACGAGAACGTGTCCGACTTGGTTGGAATCTGCACGCCTACAAGTCTTCCCCAGTATCGGTCGTTCGTCTTCAATCCAGACAACGAACCGGACGTGCCCATTCCAACTCGACAGCTTGGGCAGCACCTCATGAAGCATACGACCCTTCAGCGGGTGGCTGGTCACATCCACGTGTATCGAAACGTTGTAAACCACAAGCTTAAATCGTATTCGGAAGTAAAGGCAGACGATGCAGTATCCAATCTACACGCCTGAACTCCAGCCTTACGTCGGAGCTGCCCACGGGTGTCTCGACTCGGGGTGGGTGAGTTCACAGGGAGACTACATCGCAAAAACAGCCAAGGCATTCGAGACTCGTCTGGGGGTCCCGTATGTAGTCCTTGTGAACAACGGAACAAGCGCAACCCATCTTCTCTACAAAGCCCTCAAGTTCCGATACCCTTCGCTTCGGCGCATCTACGTCCCGAACAACGTATTTGTCGCGGTGTGGAATGCGGCTCTGTATGAGTATCCGGCATCGATGCTCTCTGTTCTGGAGATGGACCCCGCAACCCTGAACATGCGCGTAGACGAAGCGTATATCCGCACGCTTGAGCCAAACTCTGCGGTGGTTGTCGTTCACAATGTCGGAAACGTGGTGGATGTTCCGCGCTTGCAGCAGATTCGGCCGGACCTTGTGTTCGTAGAAGACGCGTGTGAGGCATTCCTTGAGCAGTACGGCAATCGTGTGACCGGCTCTGCGTCTCTCTGTGCGGCGGTCTCCTTCTTTGCGAACAAGATAATCACGTCAGGGGAGGGAGGGATTTGGTATACGAACGACCGCGAGCTCTATGAGTTCGTGTATGCGACGTGCCATCACGGAATGACACACGAGCGCTATATCTATAACGTGTTGGGTTACAACTACCGGATGACAAATGTGCAGGCAGCACTCCTCTATGCCCAGATGGAAGACATCGACGCAATTCTGGCGCGCAAGCGAGAGGTTGCCCGTCGCTACAAAGTGCTCTTTGGAGATGCGGTTGCTACGACGGGACTCTGGATGATGGTGCTTCGTCTGCCCGGAACACAGTATGCCGAACTGCTGCCTCGGTTGGCCATGTTTGGCGTGGACACTCGGCCGATGTTCTATGACATT